CGCCCGCGCCATCACTCAGCTTTGGGGCGATGTGGTCGCGGAGGAACAGCGCAGGGAGGTGGGGCAGAAGGCTTTGGCTTAGGAGAAAGGGCGGCTGGAGGGCCGCCCTTTTTACTCGCAGTTAACGGTTACTTTTTTTGGTGTTCCAGGCAGTCTGCAAGTTTCACATCACTATCAACGCGGCCGGTAAATTTACCTTCTTTAACCTGCATAATAGTGGTGCTCCCAGTTTCCGCGATAAGCGGTGAAACCAACATATTTTCTATCAAACCGCCACGGGCCTTGATAAAGTTGGCCATAAAGGAGGAAATTTTCTTGTCCTCCTCGGCTTGCTTAAGAATCGTTTCTGCAAGATTTAAAAGAAGATCATATACAGAAGATAACTTTCGTCCTTCACCCCACAATGTGGTGTGCGGAAGTTTGCAGTATTTAGATTTTCCATTGTCATCTGTGGCATAAATATATTCACATAAATGATGTTTTTCAGCGGAAGTTTTGAACGCTGCATGGAGATCGGGCTGGGTGGTATCAAAAAGATATGACACGAGAAATTTAGTCATGAACATCTCTCCTCTGGATATCAAAAATTGAAAAAAGACACACCATTCCGCCCCGTTCTCATAGAATGGGAGGATAGCGCGCAGCCTTCCTCGGCATGGGGCTGGGTAGATGAATTATCCGACCCTGCGCCTGTGCTTTGTCAGACTGTGGGTTTTTTGGTGAAAGAGACTGAGCGTTGTCTGGTTTTAGCCTTAAGCATTGGGGACGCCACAAGCGAGCGCCCCCAAGCTAACGGCGTTATGCAGATACCGCGTTCAGCCGTTGTGCACCTTACTTCTTTGGCCCCTTGTGGGCTGGTTCATGCCGCATAACGGACGCGGCAAGCTGCTTTGCCTGCGTGGGTGTGGCGCGGCCAGAATGCAGCACCTTTCCAGCAGTCGTTTTTACAGAAGAAGAAGTGCCAGGTTTTACGGGGCCACGGCCGCCGCCAGATTTGGTCGTCATAGTTCATCATCCCGTTTAAGGAAGTTTTTAAGGATGAACTGCCTTGACCTATGCTACTGTAATCCCCATAGAGGACGCGCGAGTGCTTAAGTAGCATAACCACACAGCAGTTCTGTTTGTGGTGGAAAGAGGGGTAGGGGCCTAATCCTGCCCCTTTTTCTGTATCTAGGCTTAGCTATGCCCGTACCTTTGTTACCTGAGCAAGGGTACAGAATTGATTTTCCACGTAGAAAAATACTTGCACTTTAGAAAATTGGCAGAAAACCTGAGAGTCTCGGAGAAAAGATTTTTTCTTCACGAACATTCTAGCAACTAAAGCCAAAATTTGAGTGCATAACAGATACTTAGAATTTGATGGCATCCCGAAGATAGATCCTGACCTTGTACCCAACCCCTAATCTGTACTACGCTGCCCCATCATTCGGGAGCCATTGTCATGGTCATGCAAACGGTGGCGCAGCCAGCCACGGCTAATGTCGTTTCGGGGGATGGTGTCCCCAAGCTCTGGTCTCCAGTCAGGGCAGACGCGCGCGCCGTGGCATCGGTTGAGGTGGACACGCTGCTGCAAAGCTATCTGGTCCAGCAGGCATCTACGCAATGGGGTATTTTTGATAGCACAAACAGCCCCGTTGTAACCTCTGGCCGGGTGCGGGCGGTGGACATTCGCGCTGGGTATATGATCTCTGACGCGCCGCTGGAGAATGGCGCGTTTATGTCCTGCAACAAGGTCAAACGCCCGAGCGAGATCATGGTGGAATTGCTGTGCGATGGCACCACCATGAGCTTTGGCAATATCAGCGCCATTAGCAACCTACTGTCCGCTTTTGGTGTCTCTGGCGTTTCCTCAGAACTTACGGTGCGGTCTGAGTTTACTCAGACTCTGGAGAGTCTGGTTGCCGATCTAAACCTTTATTACGTGGTCACGCCAGAGCAGCGCTACACCACCATGAACGTAGTGGAATACTCAATACGCCGCTCGGTTGAGCGCGGGGTTACGCTGCTGTGGGCGGATGTTCGGTTGCAGGAGGTGCGCATTACGGCCACCAGTTCGGTAACTCCCACAGAGAACCCTGCGGGTCAGGCCAAGCAGAACAGCGGCAATGTTCAGGCCGAGGAGGATTCCTTTAATTCTGTAACGTCTACGGGGATATCCTGAGATATGCAAATAATCCCACTCAACGCAGTGGCGTACCAGAGCGTCAAGGTTCCCTTGTCCGGGCAATCTGTTCAGCTTGATATTCAGCAACGCACAAATGGCCTGTACATGAATATCTGGCTGAACAATACAATGATCATAGCGGGCGTGCTTTGCCAGAACAAAACTTGGATTGTGCGCAAGGCATATTTTGGAATGCCGGGGGATCTGACCTTTGTGGATACAAAAGGAAATGATGACCCCAGTTCATCGGGGCTGGGGAGCAGGTTCGCCCTTTATTATCAGGAGGGCCAGAATGTCTGATGGAAGCTTTGTAAAGCGCAAGATTGATGTGGTTTTCAACATCGTGCAGGGTGGCTTTGACGGCAGCGATAATGAGCAGATCACCCTCTCCGGCCACCGTGTATCGTGCCAGATACTGAGTGCTGGCATGGAAACAGGCGTTATGTGCGCCCTGCGAATTGAGGGTATGAAACTCGACCAAATGAACCGGCTTTCCGTTGTTCAATCCAGCGTGGTTTCTCAAAGCCTGAATACTGTAACGGTTCTGGCCGGAGAGGAGGGAGCCGCGTTATCGACCATCTTTTCCGGTGGCGTCATAGAGGGCTTTGTTGATTATTCCGGCAGCCCAAGCGTGGCGTTTGAGGTCAGAGCACTATCAACCGCTCTCCCCGCTACTATTCCTGTGACCACGACCTCATTTAATTCCGGCGCGCCTGTTGCGACTATTATGGAAACGATAGCGGGTAAGGCTGGCCTGAAATTTCAGAATCATGGCGTTGATGGTGTTCTGTCTGGACCGGTTTATTATTGGGGGGCAGCCTCAGCACAAATGAACGCCTGTGCACGCGCATCTGGTATTTACTATATTATATCGATGAACATTCTGCACATCTGGCCCAAGGCATTCATGGCAGATTCCAGTGGCGCAGTTGAAATATCGTCAGAGACTGGGCTGATCGGATACCCCGGTTACAGTCAAGGGGGTGTTGGGCTGCAATGCCTGTTTAACCCCATCATTGGGTTTCGCTCCACGATAAAGCTTAAAAGCGAATACTCTCCCGCGGCTTGGATGAACACGAGCGGGCAACTCAAGGGTTTGGCTGGCGGCACCATTTATCCGCCATCCAACGGGCTGTGGGTTGTCCAGCGTATGCAGCATAACCTGCAAACTGAAGAGCCGGGCGGGGTATGGATAACAACCATTGAGGCCGCACGCCCTGAGCTTGCAGTCGGAGTTGCAACATTTGGCCGATAAGCTAACCCCCATAATGCGCTCCACTGATAGGGGGAGCCATTACAACGCAGATACAGCAATGGTGCATCAGGTCCTTTCCATGATCGGCGCGGACACGCTGGTGCAGGTCAAGGCCGTCCATGCCGTAGGCTTGCAACCAGTCGGCACCGTGGATGTACAGATTATGGTGCACCAGCAGGACGGGGCAGGGCGCACGGTCCCGCACGGCATTATCTACGGTGTGCCTTACTTCCGCCTGCAGGGCGGCGCGCGGGCGGTTATCTGCGACCCGGCTGTGGGGGACATTGGCGCGCTTATTGTGTGCGGGCGCGACATATCCGGCGTAAAGGCCAACCGCGCGCCGTCTGCTCCAGGCAGTTTCCGCCAGCATGATTACGCGGATGCGCTGTACATTGGCGGCTTTCTCAACGCCGCCCCGGTTGAATACATCGGTTGGGTTGGGGGCGATGTGCATGTTAAAACGGCGGGCAAGTTTGTGGTGGATGCAGCCGAGTGCGATATTAACTGCAATGTAAACGTGGCCGGGTCCGTAACAGCTACTGGAGACGTGAAAGCAGGCAGCATCAGCCTTGAGAGCCACAAGCACTCTGGCGTGCAGACGGGCAGCGGAAATACTGGTGGGCCGGAGTGATGGGGCTCTCGCCGGCGGATACTAACCGGCCAGAGCCTTACCCGCTGCATTATTCAGTGCCGTCTCTGCCCACTGGTTTAGGCTCACACCCTGCAATTCTGCTGCAACAGATGCGCGCGCGTGCACCTCAGGAGACAGGCGGAACATCACCTTTCCGCTATAGGGTTTTTGCGGGGCCTTCCCGATTTCGGTGCAGGTGGCCAGATAATCGTCCACCGCTTCTTCAAAAGCGGTTTTCAGTTCAGTGACGCTCTCACCTTCGAAGGTAATAATGTCTCCAATGCCAGCAATGCGCCCCGCGAATACGCCATCTTCTGCAGAGAACTCGACACGGGCATGATAGCCTTTGTAACTCATGGCGCTCATGGTTTTACTCCTAGATTTTCCAAAAACTCCCGCACAGCACGGACCTGATAGGCTTTTGCCTCTTTGCGCGGGTGTGGGCGGTGGACCGCCAGAACCTGCTTGCGGCAGATAAATTTAACGCGGGAGCCGTTGCCTTCCAGAACATCGCAGCCAACTGCGACAAGAAGCCCCTCAATGTCTGCCCAGTTCAGGCTAGCACTCACCGGGTTGGTGAAGATGGCTTTGAGGAGGCGTTCTTGCTTGCGGTTCATGCTAGCATAATGCGTTATCTATGGCTGATGTGCAAGCGAAAAATGCTAGCTTTGAAGGGAAAATATATTAGGCGGTCAGGCCGCAATATCTGTTCAAAATGAACACGGAAACTTTGTTCAATTTGAACGCGCTGCAATCGGGAGGGGCAAATCTGACATAGGTTGCCTCCATAAAGGAGAACCCTGCCAGTACCGACGCCACCACTCGAATCATACCTCCCGAAAGCAGTACACATGCCGGTGTGCAAGCAGGATAATTTTGCCGGGGTTTAATGATAAATAAGATCTGTTTAAGGGCAAGCGTCCGCGCAATAATCTCGCTTTAACCTGCGGGAGTCGTGGAATGGTTTGGGGTTGGTTTAGGAAGAAACCTGCGAGAGAGGAAAAGCCTGAGCGGGTGTATGCCCCGCCTCATCCCCGGCGATTAAATGCCGGTGCGAAGTCTTTAACTATTAAGGCTGATCGGAAATGGTTTACGGCAGATATAGAGAAGGACTTGCGTGAGCAGATTTACGCGCTTCCAGATGTGCCGAAACACGAGCGCAGCTTTATTATGGATCAGGCCATACAGTCATTTTCTACGGGCGGAGATTTAGGGCGATTTAGCTGGGCATTAGGCGAAATCGGCGTTGAGCGGGCCCGAGCAGCAGAAATAGCGCGAGCAATAAACGGGCGCATCACGGCGCTCATTAACCGGGCTAGGCAAATAGACACCGGAATTTATACAGCGGAATGGGTGCATTCTAAAGCGCCGTGCTTTGTCGCATTCCAAGGAGATATTGAAGGGCAAACAAAGGACTTAGCGCACCGCGAGGCGAACGGTAAGCGTTTCGATGTAAGAAAGGGCCTAAAGATAGGCGGTAAGTGGACTTACCCCGGAATGGAGCCGGGATGTAGATGCTCATCGCGGGTGATCCTCAAGGGGTTTAATGATTGAAGGGGGTATCGTTTTACGGAACGATACCCCCTTCAAGCTGGCAGTGGATTGCATGAGCTAACTCATGCTTCCGCTTCAAGGCCTCGCGCGGTTACGCGGCGGAATTGATCGCGGCCTGGATCATGGCGAGAGCCATCCTTCTTTGCGACTCATTCATGTCGCGCCAGAGACCGATCCATGTAATCTCTTCTTCGGACATTTTCTCTAGTGATCTCCGATCCTGCTTCTCTCGAGCAAGGATGGCTTTAGCCAATAGCTCAGCAAGCCCCCTTTCCGCTGCGTCAAGCCTTCCCGCCATAGTGGTTGGATTAAAGCTATCAGCAAGCCTTTGCGCGGCTTCTGCGTTCAGGGAACGCGCAGTTTCTTTGGCTGATGTTTCCAGCTTTTTCTTAATATCAGCGGGCACCCTGATGTGTATCTGAACTTCTTCTTGGGACATACCAAAAATAATCTATCAAAATGGTATTGACCGCAATGATACCATTTTGATACAATCTTTATATACCAAACTGGTAGGGAAAACATGAAGCGCAACGACCCAATGATTCACGTTCGAACGCCGCTTCAACTCAAGGCGCAAATGCAGAGGTCAGCGGACCAAAACAGGCGTAGCCTCAATGCTGAGATTGTAGTGGGCTTGGAGTTTTACGCTCTTCATTTAGAGCAAACAAAAAAGGCACCGGGGCACGTCGCCAAACAATCCCCCGATGCCTCCAGCAAATGATTGGAGAACCACAGCCGTGACACAACTTACCACAATCGACTTCCACGGTGCAAAGCTTGTCGCAATCGCTGGCGATCGTCCTGAGAACACACTCGTCGCGATGAAGCCAGTTGTTGAAGGGATGGGATTAAACTGGGAAGGGCAGCGTAAGAAAATGCAGGCCCATCCTGTGATTAAACGGGGTGCCACCGTAACGGTGGTGCCCTCATCTAGCGGCGATCAAGAAACGCTTTTTCTCACTCTCGACCGGCTAAACTTCTGGCTTGCCACGATCCACCCGGACCGGATCAAGAATGAAGTAACCCGGGCCAAAGTGATCGAATACCAGACCGAATGTGCCCGTGCTCTTTTCAACCACTTCTTCGGCAAGGTGATTGCTTCTGGCGCACATCTTACCGCGAAAGAAGCGGGAGGAATTGCAAAGGGTGTTGTCAATAAGGCGTTAACTCCGATCAGCGCGAAGCTTGACGAATTGATGCAGAAGATCGACGGGTCACTCGCTATCCGCCCCGCAGGCGTAGCAGTAACAAGCAGCCGCACGGCAAGGGGATGGTTGCAGCACTATGGCGTGGTGAAGCGTAAGCGCGGCATGTCGCAAAGGGTATCGAGTGCCCTTAAGAGCCTGTCCTTTCGTATGGGCTATGTGATCAGCCAGACAACGGAGGAGGGGAAGCTTTGCTTTCATGAGGTCGTGGCAAACGCTTACTTCACCGTGGGCGCAGGTCGCCACCTTCTGCCCAAGGCCGTGAAGGGCCAGAAGGAAATGGGATTGGAGGCCACCCCCGTCCCTTTCTCCCAAACGCCAGCGTAAGCGCCGTAACGGCCAGCCATCCCTTCGGGGGTGGCAACGCTGGTGAGAGAATGAGTGATGATGCTGTTTCTGCCGCCATATTTAACGCCGCCTATGCCCTTCCGGGCGTAAGAAAAGACTTTGGCCGCTCAACGGACGATTTGCTTGCGC